TTTGTGCTATTCTTATTGCCTCTAATTCTATTTTACCACGAAGTCCACCTAAATCAATAGCTTTTAATTTAGCAATTTCTTTAGGTAATTTAAATTCATCTATAAAAGCTCTACCTAAATATGTAGCTAAGGATAAATCATCTTGTTTACCTACAGCTGTTCCAGGAATTTTTGCAGTTCTAAGACCTTTCATACCTGCTGCACCAGCCATAAAACCTAATACAGCTCTATTTAATCTTGTTATAGTATTACCATCTTCTTCTGGTAAAGAAAATCCGTAAGCACCACCTACTAATCCTGAACCTAACTCTGGTCCAAATTTACCTTGAGTAAAATAATCAAATGCAGGTTTACCTAAATTTTTTTCATAGATATTTTGTGCTGCTTTATATGGACCTAATAATGTTTTAAAAAATTCTCTTGGTCCTCGTAATATAAATGATTTATCGTTTTGTTGATTAGGATTTACTTTTGTAGGTATATCATTTTTAGTTTCTATATTTTTAAATTTTATTTTTTTTCTAACATTAAGAATTACATCACCTCTACCTTTTATTTTTTGTACTGCTCTTTTTTGTCCCTCTCTAACAACTGTAACATCTTCGCTACCTGGTAATTTAACTTGAATAAAATCTTTTTCTTTAAGTTTAGATATATCTGGTGATTCATCTTCACTAAGCCCAAAACTTTTTTTAAGTTTTTTAACTTTTAATAATTGTAACCCTTTTCCTATTGCAGGTGTAATTATTGCACCACCTAATGCACCACCTAACGCTTGTTTACTTCTAGTATCAAATAAACTTTGTTCATCTACATAACCTAAAGCACCACCAAGCCCACCAGCTACTGCACCAAACTTAGCCATCTGCCAAAGTTTTTTACCTTTTAATACAGGTATTAACCAAGTTACAGGATCTAGTATAGCACCACCAAAATATGCAGCTGCAACTAATCCACCACCTGGTGCTTGCATAGCTTTATTTAATCTTCTTTGTTGTTCTTCTAAAGTTTCTTCCATAAAGAAACCTTTTTCTCTTCCAATAAATTGTGATATACCTCTAACAGAATCGCCAAGTCCTAATAAAAAAGCCTGACCTATACCAAACTCTGTTTCAGAATCTTTAGGAAATACCTTAGTATCCATTATATCACCACCTTTTAAATATTTATCATATTTATTTTTAGGTGGTGTTTGATCAGGTAATTCTACATCTAATAAAAATTGTTTATTATCAGGTATATTATCCTCTTTAAATTGATTAGGTTGAGGATTTATACCCTCTAAATATTTATCATATTTTGAAGCCATTATTTAAAATTCTGGTGTATATTGTGTTATACCAAAACCAGCAATAGTTTGTAAAAAATCTCGTCTAAGGTCTGCTAGGTTTTTTTCTTTAACTTCTTCAGATAAATCACTAGCTTTTATTTGAAAAGCTATTGCTGATGCTTCTTCTATTTCTTTTTCTAAAGCTGGAAACATTTTTACTGCTTTACCTTTTGAATATAACATACCATCATTAGCAAGTTGTATACCTGGTGCATTTTGATTTAACTCAGATGGAGCAGGTGCAGCATCACCAGTTCCTATATTAACTTTTATTGTTGATTTAGGAACACTTATTTTTTCTGTTTTTTCTGCTGCTTCTTTAGCTGTTTCACCTTCTGCACGTTTTGCACTAATAGCACCTACATCCTCAACACTGGCAACTGTTTGAGTTTCATCTACTTTAGTTCCTGTCTGTGTTCCCTCAGTTGTACCTGGCTGTAATGCTGTTGCTGCACCAGAGGGTTTTACAGTTTGATAATTAGACAAATAATTCACTACACCTTGAGATTTTAATACAATATCAATATACTGCTCTCTTGCATAATCAATTATACCTAACTCATATCCTGCATCTCTTGCTTCATTAAAACCTTTAATAATTCTTTGTGCTGTATCATACCTTGTATCCTTTTTATCATAATTAAATTTATATGTTCCTAGATTTGGGTCTTTAAACATTCGTTCAAAATTTGCACTAGCCTTATTAGCTAACTCTCTGTGTCTTAAATTTTCAAAATTATATATCTGTTCAGTAGCACCTTTACCACCAACTTCAAGTCCTAATAAACTTGCAGCGTCTGCTGGTTTTGCTGGTTGAACTGAAGGACCCTCTAAAGCTGTAGTTAATCTAGCAGTAGCAGCAGCTTCATCACCTTTTCCTAAAGGTTCTCCAATAAATCTAGCAAGTCCTGTCGGTGTTTCACCTATTAATAAATCTTTAATATTTTTTGTATCTTTTAAAATATTATCAACATGAGAACTTCGATCTTCTAAGGCAGATTTTCTACTACCTATAAAAGATGTTTGAATTAATTTACTATAATCTTCTGGTTTAGCTGCATTAATTTTGCTAACTATATCACCAATATTATATTTATCAGCAAATCTTATTTTAATAGCTCTTGCTAAACCTTCCTCAGTGCCTGAATCAAATAATCCCATTGCATCCATACCATCTGCAACTTTTTGATCATATGTAGATGCATATTTTTTCTTTAAGTCTTCTTGTGCTTTTATTAATTTTCTTTCTGCTGGTATTTCTACACCTAATACATGTTGAGAAACACTATCTACTACGCTTGCAGCTATATCATCTGATACTTGTTTTTGTCTTTGTAATTCTGTAAGTGCACCTGTTGCAAAAGGCACTAAAAATCCATTTGCCATTATTTAGTCTCCTCTGGTTTAGCTAATAAACCTTTTGCTTTTGGTTTAGCTTCTACTGCAGGTTTATCTAAATTTATATTTTCCATTTCTTTAGTTTCTCTAGCTTGTTTTAATTTTAACATATTAGTTTTAAATTCTTTGTTACCAATATCTTCTAATGACATTTTTAAATTTTTAACTCCAGCCCTCATGCCTATTGCTGTTATCATTTCCATTACTGCTCCTGCTAGAGTAAATCCTAAATCAGGAGTAAACTCACCTTCCATAAATCCTGCAAACACAATTGTTCTTGCTATACCTTCTACTGGCATACCTGCCTCTAATAAATATATCATTTCTTCAACTGCTTCAGGAGTTGTCATTGATCTCCATATTTCTTCTAAAACAATTTCAGGATCTGTTTGTCTTGGTGGATGTTCCCAAGGATAGTTACCTGGTTCATCAGTAAGAGATTGACCTGGTACAGGTGTATTAAACGGATCAAACTCTGGTGGTAATGTATTATCTCCAATTGATTTCATAAATGTCTATGCCTTTAAGTATGCTTTTGATATTACAAAGTCTTTCATTCTAGCTCTGTTTTCTTTTAGTAATTTTTGTGGATCAGATTCTGCTATTGCACCAAATGTACTACCCCTTGCCATGCTTGGTTTTGAAACACCAATTCCTATTTTACTAAATCTTGGTCTGTTTCTTTGTGCATCATTTAACATATTAAGCGTTTTTTGATATGCTTCCAGATAATTTTCTTGAGATCCAGCATCTAAAAATGCTTCTTTAATATCTTTTAAAATTCCATTTTTTTTAGTTGGTTTTCCTTTAGGTAAATCTATCTCAACATCACCTTCATTTCTAGGTTTTCTTCTAGGAACTTCTTCCCCTTCACTATACATAGATGCAAAATCTTTTGTAACATTTGAGATTGCATTTCTAAATAATTTTTTTGTATTGTATGACATTAATTACGACTCCTTATTTTGTAAATATTTAGTAAACATATTCATACCAAACTGACCTAACATTGCATATAGTGCAGATGTTTGTGCAGAGTTTTGTAAATCAAATGCTGTAGTTCTTTCTAATGCTGCAACTGCAAGGTTATGATTTCTGTTCATTTCATTTTCAGAAGATTGATTAACCCAAGATGCTTCATCTCTCCACTGTTGCCATAATGATGATAATGCAAAGTTACTTATATTTAATAAATTTTCTGCATTAGTTTGATTAGCAGCATTTACTGCAGCTGTATTAGCTGTATTAATTTGTCTTCTCCAAGTTACATTTGATTGATCAATAACTCTTTGATTCTCTACATTAAATCTTTCTCTTTGACTTTCAAGTGTAGCATTAAATTGATTTAGTGCAGCTGTTCTTTGTGCGTTTGCATCAGCTATAGCTGTAGCATTTTTTGCATTTAATGCTGTAACTTTATTTGCTTCTGCATTATTAAACTGTGCTAATGCATCTGATCTTCTAGCATTTTGTTCTTGAATGTTTGTATTTAATGTGTCATAAAATTGATTGACTTGATTTTGACTTGTAGCATTAAATTGTAATGCAGCATTTCTAGCAGCATTGTCAGTTAGTAGTTGTTGTTGTTGTGCTTGTAAATTTTGTAAATTAGTTTGCTGATTATTTGATAAATTAGCCATATCCATTTGTAGATATGATTGTGCATTTATAACAGCAGCTTGTTGGTTATTAGCTAAGTTTTGAAATATAACTTGTTTGTAAGTATTTGCATCAGCTTGTGCTATTGGTATTGATGATCTTAATATGCCTTCAGCTAATGCTTCTGCTAACATTGTAGAAGAACCTAATCCTCTAGCTTGCATAGTAGCTTTAGCAGCTTCAGCAGCACCTCTTGCAAATGCAGGTAATGGCGAACCTGTACTTAAAGATTGCTGTATATCAGTAGATATATTTTCTAATTGACCTTGGACAGTTGCTCTTGGATCTATATTAGCTAATGATTGTGTAACACCTGTCATAGGGGCTGTTACAGTTCCTTGTGCAGCAGTCATTGTAGGTGCTGTACCAATAGTTGCAGCTGTAAATTGAGATGCAGTCTGTGGTGTAGCAGCTGTTACTTGTTGACTTGTTGCAGGTGTGGCTGCAGTTGCAGTTGGAGCAGTAGCAGTAGGTATTGATGCAGCTACAGTTCCAGTAACACCTGGTGTTGCTAATAATTCATTTGTTTGTACATTTTGTACAGTTGGTGTTATTGAAGCACCCTGTGGTAATGTAGGTGTACTTAATAAACTATCTATTAAACTAACAGCCTTTTTACTACTAGTCTGTTCAGACTGTGTTGGTGCTAGTGTTCCTGTTGGTAGTGTCGCCATTATCTCCCCTGTCTTCTATATTTTTTTGTCATTCTTTTTTCATCTTTATTTAAATTTTTTTTATGTCGTCTAGGTCTTTTCTTTGGTTTTGGTCGTGGTGTAAAATTTTTAAAATTAACACGAGCCATTGTAATTATGGTTTAGTTGGAAATGTAGCGTTGTTACATTTTTCAACAGTATCTTTATCTGCAGGCAGGTCCCTTAATTCCTGTCTGTATGTTTTCATGTCGTCTGACATAGTAACATCAGATAAAGCATAAAAATCTGTTTCAGCTAATAGTCTATTTCTTTTGAATCTAAGATTAGCTTGTGCTCTAGCAAGAGCACCATCTGCCCATGCTTTCTCTTCAGCATCTCTAGCAGCTTCTTCTTCTGCCGTAAACTGCACTATGTTTCCATTTATGTTATGATATCTTGGCATTGTTTTTCCTTATTATTATTAATTAATTCCGTATAAAACTATATTCCCACTATCTATATTTCCTGTGTCCATCTTGAATTGTACTGCATCTATTGCACTTGTTGTATTTCCATATCCAGCAACATGATGGTCAAGTGCATAATCAACTCCGCTAGCGTGATTCATTGTACTTGCGGTTCTGCCAATAAAATGCTTAACGTGTGAAGTATTCGAGGGGTCAAATAAATGTAAAAAACCTGAACAACCATGATCGTTGTCATTCCCACCTGACCATAAAAGACGTTGAAAATTTGTACTTTGTGCTAAATCAGAAGAGGTAACATAATAAAGTTGTGTATCAGAACCATCTTCATTATGATAAGCAGTAAAAAATGATGACGTTTTTGTAATATTATAATTTGAGCCAGAGTCAGAACTTAAATTAAATAAAAACTCTGCATCGTTAGTCGCTGGGTGCATATTAAAAAAATAAAAAATATATTCCTTGTAAGTATTATCTAATACAACTGAACTAGAACCATCAACAAATGATAAAGTTGCAGAACTAGAAGCTGTTAATTTTTTAATAAGTGTCATAGAACCACCAGTAACATTACCAAAACTAGTTACATTTTTTACTGCATTATTATTTAATTTTACAATACTCATTAGCTGTCCTTAATTCCATAGAGTTTAACTGTGCCTGAATCTATATTACCTGATAGCATTTTAAACTGTACTCTAGTTAAAGCTGTTGTTGTATTTATATATCCTGCTGAATAAAATTCACTAGCATAATCACTAGCTTGAGAACCAATTGCTCTACCAATAAAATGTTTAACAAAAGTAGTTGATGATGGATTAAATAAATGCAAAACACCTGAACATGATTGGTCATTATCTGCACCAACATTTCCCTCAGTTAA